ATGCTCACGATCTATCGAAGGCATCGGGCGAAGTGCAAGAGTCGGGGACGGCGTGCGAAATGCCCGTGTCCGATCTGGGTGCAGGGCGTGCTGGCGGGTGAGCCGGTGCGTAAATCCCTCGATCTCACGAATTGGGAAGCGGCTACGCGCCAGGTGCGGGATTGGGAGCTGTCGGGCAATAGCCCGGTCCTGTCGGTGCGGGAGGCTGGCGTTCGGTTCAAAGCTGATCGGGAATCCATGAAATTGAGTGCCGCGATGATGCGGAAATACAAGCACGTGGTCGCTGAGCTCGATGAGACGTTCGGCGATAAGCCGGTAAAGTCGATCACTACGGATGATGTCCGGCTGCTCCGGGAATCCTGGAAACTCGCTCCCGTGACCATGCAAAAGCGCATGGATATGGTCCGCAAATTTTTCTCATTTTGCGTTGACTCGGATTGGATTCAGAAGTCCCCGGCAAAAGCCGTCAAAACGCCGCCGGTCAAACACACGCCGACGCTCCCCTTTAGTGAAGAGGAGATGGAAAAGATTGTCTGGGCTGCAGAGTCGATCCGTGAGGCTCACCCGAAAATGCCCGCTGAAACTCCAAAGAAACTTGTGGCGCTGATTCTCCTCATGCGCTACGGGGGCGTGAGGATCTCGGATGCGGTGATGTTCAAGCGGAACTATATTCGGGATGAGAACCTCTTTCTCCGGCAGGAAAAACGAAGCAAAATGTCTGGGTGCCGCTCCCGCCGTTCGTTGTAAAAGCGGTGACAGCCTGTGACGAGGGAAGCGATTATTTCTTCTACGGGCAGGTCGGAACGCCGAAAAGCGCGATCACTGAATGGCAGCAGCGCCTCCGGAAGGTCTACGACATGGCCGGAATTCCTGACGGACACTCGCACCGGCTGAGGGATACGTTCAGCGTCGATCTCTTGGCAAAGGGCGTTTCAATCGAGACGGTCTCGAAGCTCCTGGGGCATCGATCGGTACGAGTGACTGAGAAACACTATGCTCCGTGGGTAAAAGCCTCTCAGGATGCGCTGGAGAAGGCGGTGAAGCTAACGTGGGCGTAAGATGATTTCGCAATGGCAATGATGACGCTTGGCGAAATTGGTGAACGAATCACCGAACTCGATGCCCTGATCTTCCGGGTTGAAACGGGTCAGGTCGCGATGTCCTGGCAGGATTTGGAAGCGCGCGTCACTGAAGCTGACGCATTGATGAATGTGCTGGCCGAGAATATTGCAGAGAAAACTGGCTGCACATATGAAGAGGCGTACGAACCTCGGAAAAAACTTCGGATTCTCACGAGAATGACAGCGATCCTAGAAAGACATCTTGAACTCCATCCTGAAGAAGAGGGGCGTGTCGATCCCGAAATTCAGGAAGCGTTCGCAACGGGTGATGTCGAAATATTCAAAAAGATAATGGATCGCTATAAATACCTTTTTGCGAATTGCCCACGGCCTCCAACTGCACACATGCTAAAGACAATTTTGTCTCGCTTGTTCAATCGCTCCTAATCCGGCTGCGCGGGGCGTAGACTCTCCACACGGAGAGATCATGACACGCTACCGCACGATAGTCCTAGGACTTGGCCTGCTTCCGATTCTGGGATGCAATGACGATAAGATCGCCCAATTGCAAAAACAGAATGAAGAACTGAAAGCGCAGATGGCGAAGCAAAATGCCGCGTCTGACCTCGACCTCCAGGCGAAGTGTTCGACGGCCGCCAAACAATGGTTCAATGAGAATTGGGCTGGAACGAGCCGGGAAAAAGGCACAATCTTCCTGGATTATTCAAATCACTACAACAAAGCCTCGAACAAATGTTTTGTCCTAAGCGAGTACCATTACAACTCCGATTTTGGCGGTCCGGGAGCGGAGTCATGGACAAACGTTATGACTCTTATGGACGTCTATGAGAATGTGAAATACGCTAACTTCAGCGAAAATCACATCACCCATTTCAAGCCGACAATCAATGTGGGGGATGAAGTGATCACCTGCGACGTACAAGGGGATAAGTGCAAAACCGGCGACGAATTTAATAATCTTGTTCGTCCTTATCTTACTAACTGACTCCACTCGGCGAAGGATTGTTGGGGATGAAAATGCGCGGCCCTTGTAAAGCCGGCCTTTTCAGCGCTCGTCAAACTAGCTTGGTTTTAGATCTAAAGGTTGCTGTTGATTGCGTCGGCCAGCCGGGAAAATCGTATCGTCACTGAATCTCGTATTGAATTCAAATCTCTTTCTGAGCCTTGATTGACCGCTCGATCCGGGCGGAAATTCGTCCGTGTTCATGTCAACATCTTCGAGCCGAACCTTGTCAAAGACTCCTCTGAAAAAAGATACGTCGGGCACCTCTCCAACGAGGTCGTTGGAGAGAATAACCATCGGTAAGAATTGCATCAAAGCGCGATACCCCGTCGTGCGATTGAGAATGAGTCCTTTAGTCTTTATGTTCCAAGCGCTCGGCCAGCGCTCCGATACAGCCGTGAAGTAATTCCAGATCACCTTTGCGATCTTGGCGTCCTCTTCCGCGATAAACATATTGCGAAAAATCAGCTTGCGAGTGCGGATCTCCCCTAATGTAATCGGCTCTAAACGTTGTTTCCTCTTGAGGACATCCCGGTCGGCCATCGCATCCCTTGGAGTAGCAGAAATATATTTGACTAAAGGATCGATGAACGCGGCTTGCGTGAGGGTTTCATTGGGTTCCCCGGACGCGACACCGAGGATCATGATTCTTCGGTAAAACGGGCTCTCTGATCGGCTGTTGAGGAGTCGTGCAATGTAATGGCACGTCTTCTGCGGGCTTCTAGTGGTGGCGTAATCGTAGAGGTCATAGACCAAGGAATTTGCAACCGGCATTTGCTTGAGATTGATAGTCGAAAAAACGATGGCCTGGTCTTCCATCTCCATATCGACAAAGATGGTGACGTTTAGTTGGAAATCGTCCTCTTGATAACCAACGAGGCCCTCAATGCGATGCTGACCGTCGATGATCTTCGCAACATCGTCTTTGTTGCGGATGCTGAGTTCTTTCGTGTTGGGGTTGAAACGAGCATCCTTATCATCGATCGCTATGATGATGCCCGTTGGGAAGCACGCGTCAACGGTCGTCACATACTGCCTCAACTCGGTGACACGCTTTGGCGAAAGTTCCCGCTGGATGCCCGAGACGACTTCTATTTCGCGCTCGCGCTCGATGATGCGACGCCGATCGGCGAACGAAATCCTCACAAGATCACTGCTCGGAATCCCGGCGATATAGAAAGTCCCGATAGGCTGCTGGATCTCGATACAGGAGATAGTGATCCATTCTTCTTCTGGGTTCATTCGGCACCTCCTGCAGCGTCAAATTCTGCTTCGAGGTTTGTTTGGGTTTGATCCGGCTGAGGAATGGCCTGTGGATCGGGCTTGTGCCCTAGCAATGCGTTGAACGCATCGTTGAGTTTGTCCGGAGAGTGCTTAATTGCTTGCGCCGCTCGTTGCTGCACGTCACCTGGGGAACTCCGCTGGGCATCGATAAGAAATACGACATATGAAAATCGAAAAGCGGCGATCAAGAGTGCAAGCGAATAGACGATGACAATTCTCTTGCTGACCGAATAGGGATCTCCGGTTGAACCGATGAAACGGATGAGTCCATACGTAAAGATCGCTGGAAAGATCATCACATGGGAAATGAGATTGAATGCTTGGCGGTTTACGAACGGGCCGGCCGCCGGGATGTCCTTAGTGATAAGCCTCGTCGAACCCGCTACCAGCGTGATCGAATAGATCAACAATTCTCCGTGGATCAATAGGTCTGTGATTCTGATTGGCTTCCCAGCCACCGCCAACCCGCCGATCACGACAAGCGTGGGAATGAGCCAGTAGAACAACGTGTAATAGAGCCACATCCGCGCGACTTTCCGGGTGTCGTTACTGCAAGTTTGCATCACGATGCGCCAATTGATCTCTTGGGCGCGTTCGGAATCTACGTTCATCTCTGCTCTCCGAATGTAGAGTTTGGGGAGGCCCAATTATAGCGTTAGATTGTCCTTCCCCAAGAAAACACGCCACTTCCCCGACTGCTCTCTTAAATACTTTTACGTTCGGGTGGATAAGCGACTTCCCCGCCGGTCATTTTTTGATCGGTCGGCTCGGTCGCAACTTTCACGTTCGGTACGGACGATTGCGATGAAACGGCGTAAAAGTTGTTCTCTCGCGGTTGGGTATCACTGGAGCGGGCAAAGCCGATTACCTGTCGGAGTATTGCTTTCTCCTGCGTTATTGTTGGCGGTCGCCTCGCCATGCCCATTTCATTTGTGATATTGCTCCCAACCGTGAAAGAACTACTCCGGCGCGCGGGGAAGTCGTGGAAGCCGCGCTACTCTTTTACATCGCCCGTTTCAGTTTCCCTTCCAGCGATGCCGCGTAGGATGCGGAAATAAAAAACCCTTTGGCAGGGGCCGGAGCTTTCGCTCCGGGGGAAAGGATTTCTCCCGTCCGCGCACCCACCAAAAGGTTTCAGTGAGGATACGTTCCTGCCGTCCATTGCTGGACCCTTAAAGCATAGCGCCGCCGTCCGGGATGTCCAGCCGGGGATGGGGATAACTTAGCGCCTCAAAGCGAGAAGTCGTGCGGCAAACTCATCTCGCTCGCGCTTGTGCTCTGAGAGCATTTGGAACGAGCGGGTAAAAATCAAATTGCAGCGGTCAAAAATGGCAATACAATCCTCCTCGCTCTTGCCATGTAATCCGCTGCTCGTGACATCGTGCAAGGCGCTGAAACTGTCGCGCCCATTTGCGAAGACGGATGAAGGCAGAATCTTCTCTGCAGCATAGTCAATCTTCTGGGAATACTGGAACGTCATCCGAGCGTTCTCGAACTCGGCACGCTCGGTCTCGTCCCATGTGTCCCACTTCTCATCCTTCAAAAGGTCCATAAGCGAATCTGTTTCATCTTCGACGATTCGGCGTAGATAGGAAACTGCGCCGATGCCAAAGCCAAAACTGCGTGAGCGGAGCGCCTTGCGGTAGAGGGGTGCCGAGCGTCCGAGCGCCTTCTTGAGTTTAGGATCGACGTGATCCTGTAATTCGGGAATCTGGCCGACCTTCCAGAAGTTGTTGTCGTTCCAGACATACATATACTTCTGGTTCCGTTTCTTGCAATTCCGGCACTGATAATTAACAGATTTCCCCCATCCACGATCAGACCCCGATCCTCTCACCCGGTCATCGCGTTCAAAGATTTGGGTCTTGCCGCAGTCCAGGCATTGCAATTCGATAGTCTCAGGGAGGTAGGAAACGTTCTTGCTGGCGTCTGTCAAGTCGAGATGTACATATAACGCACCATTTGAGAAGCACTGGGCGATCTGCTCCTTGACATCCGCCTCTCGTGCGACCAACGCCTGATGCTCGACTTGATTGAATTGATTCGGCGGTGAACTCATGGTGCAAACTCCAAAGGGATGTATAGGAAACCAGTTTACCCCTCACCTAGCGCAACACCCGCTCCAAGATCATCCTGGCGAGTACGACACAGTCGGCAATGACGGTCGTGAGCCTCGGCGATGGTCGGCTGATGTTCTCGTCCCGCGCGAGCCGGACTGCGGCGATGATGGACGCGGCGATCACAAGCGTGGACGCGAACCGGTCCTTGGTGCGCCTGTCCTCCTCATATGCGTTCGCCCGCTTCATCTCGCCCATGCAAAACAGTATAGGCGAAGATAAAGCGAAAATGTCCACAGGGCGCAAAAAACGCCCCCGTTAGGTAAGGCGTGAAAACGATTCTATGCACGTTTTGCTTTGTGTTCGAGTCATGTCCGGATTCGACCCCGTCGGCTACGCCCATACGTGCCTACCAGCTAAGCCGTTGGACGGGGCAACCCATTACAAGACGACTTTCTCTATCCTCGCGCATGACCATCTGGAGAGATAGCCGTGTTCAATGGCGATCTCTGCGAGGCTGACGGCCTCAAGGGGCCGCATCGGATCATAGTCGGTTCCCTCGATGGAATTGAACATGGCGGCGGTCGAACTCTGCATCTGGAGGATCCCATAGGAATAGAAGCCGTTGGAATCCACCCGTTTTACACTCCTGGCTTCGCTCTCGCACGCGATGAGGTACGGAATGACCGTCTGGGCATCATCGGGGCTGAGAGACTCATCCTTGGCGAATGCGGGCCCGGTGTAGGGCGGTCGGGAGCCATATTGGAGGGATAGCCGCTGTCCCGCCTCTAGAACGGGGATCGCGGCCTCAAAACTGACCGCTGGCGCGCTTTGGGCTTCGACCTGGGGAACGATGCTATATCTGGCTGGACAGGCTAAAAAGAGGGCTAAAAGGCATAGGGTGTTCAAAGTAGTGGACGGTACTCTCACTCACGTCCCGCGCTGATTCGCGCATCCCCGTCAGTGAAGCGGGGCGGTTGGTTTGCGACTCTCTAAGTCTGCCAAACCCACCGTGAATTACAACCTCGTTGTCCACAGGGACGCGCTTGTAGTACCGCGAGTCTGTGGGATGATTAGGGGGATATGACAGCATCACAAAATGGCCACCATGAGATCGATGCCGGAAGAGACTTACTAATCACGGTTGGGAAGCGGAAATTTGGCACGATTCTCGTCGATCCGCCGTGGCAGTTTCAGAACCGAACCGGGAAAATTGCCCCTGAACACAAGCGACTGTCTCGTTACGGGACATTGAAGCTTCCGGACATTATGGCCCTTCCAGTGAAGGAGATAGCGGCGCCAACAGCCCATCTTTATCTCTGGTGCCCGAACGCCCTCTTGCCGGATGGTATCGCCGTGATGAAGGCGTGGGGGTTCAATTACAAGAGCAATCTCGTCTGGCATAAGATCCGCAAGGACGGCGGATCCGACGGACGAGGAGTCGGCTTCTATTTCCGCAATGTGACCGAGCTGATCCTTTTTGGGGTCCGGGGAAACAACGCCCGGACACTAAAACCGGGGAGGACTCAAGTCAATTACCTCTCCAGTCGGAAGCGGGAACACTCCAGAAAGCCGGATGAGCAATACAAGATCATCGAAGCCTGCAGCATGGGGCCGTTTCTAGAGCTCTTCGCACGCGGAGAACGTAAGGGATGGGCCTCGTGGGGAAATCAAGCCGACGAATCCTATACCCCGACCTGGAACACGTATGCAAACCATTCCCAGAGCGCTGTAGCCGCCGACTAGGAATTCGGATCGTACTTCTGCATTGTGATTCCGAAGGCGAGTACCGGGCATCCGCCTGACGCTCTGTTTCGCATTTTGGGAATCAATTTCGACATATGGGTTGTGGACATTCCCGCCGCGGTGGTCTTTCCGAGCTGATTGAAGAGCTCTTGAAGCTCATCGGCACGGGTGATGATGATGCCAACGCTTACCACGTTCAATTCGAAGAGCAACCGGAACGTCGTGAGGTCGCGGTCGAAGAAGGGATCCTTATTGTTCCATTCCGTTTCGATGGCGATTCGGTTCTTGTAATAGTCCACCTTGTGGGTTGGGGCAAGCGTTTGGACTCCGTCTGCGGTAACTGAAATTTCGAAGCTGTGTTCGATCCAGGTTCGACCCTCGAATAGTCCGTCGATGGCCCTCGAAATGGGAGACTTGTTTCCACCCTTTGCTTGTACGTCACTCCTGCGAAGCCGGAAATCTCTCAGAACAGCAATCAAATCAGCCCACTCTTCGGGGAAATCCGACATAAGAATTGAGCAGGCATGATGCCGTTCTTCGATCTGATACGTGTCTCTGATGTCCTGGGGTAGTAACGAAATCGCCAATATAATGCTCCACTTGCGAGGCTCTTGAATCTGAGAACCAGAATACGCCAAGTTATCGAAGCTATTAGATCGTCGGTAATAAAAAGCCACCGAAGCTCTTGGGAAGACGGCGATCCATACCCCAGAAAGGAGGTCGCGGTTTTGATACGCCGAGTTATTGAAGCTCTAATATCTTCGGTAAAAAAAAGCAGACGATTGGGGTCGGTCTGCTAGCGACGGGTGATGGTGCTACGACGGTAGATCGTCCTAGCGATTACGGAGGGTGGGGCAGCTAATCTCGTTTGCGGGCGACGATGACGTAATCGGGGTCGAGATACAGTCTGTTGATCTCTTCGGCGATCCGTTCCGGAGTGAAGTTGGCAAAGAGCAAATGCCAGGCATCATGCTTCTTGCAAGGCAGGAGAACGCGGTTTCTCGGCTCGTTTCTCCCGCCTATCGAGCGGGGCTTGCGGTGGTGGATGCTCTGAGGCTTTCTCAGCATGGGACACCTCAGTTGACGGCGTTGAGGAACTCCCCGAGCTTCGCAGTCGCTTTGAACTGCGGGATCGGATCAAGCTCCTTGAATGCCGATGTGAAGGCGTTCGACAGGCTCCAGAACGTGCGCGGGGCAAACTCTGGAAACTGCGGATCGAAGTACAGGTCGTTGACGCGCCGGGCGAGATGCTTCGGCGCTTCAAGGGCGTCTTCGATGAACGCGTGGTAGATGAGGAGCTTTGCGGCAGCATCGGAAAGTTGGTACTTTCGCCAGCCTTCCACTTGACTCTGCATCGGTGCGAAGTTGCGCTGCATCCGGTCGATACCGATTGCAAGCGCGTCCTGGAGGTTGAAATGCTTGGAGTGTTTAGCGAGGACCGGCGTGAAATCGCCGGCGAACGCCATGTTGTCGCAGACGAATACCCGGTATCCGACCGTGAGCGCAAGCCGCATGGACTTGTCGTTCGCGTTCCGGATGCCGAGTGCGAAGCGCGCGCCCTCGAAGCCGGATTCGAGTTCAAGGACGCCAAATAGCTTCATGCCGTCCTCTGAAACGGCATACTCGTCCTTGACGACGTTGATGTGCCGGTACGAAAGGCCGTCGATCAGGTTGGCGATCAGCTCGGTATGAGCGATCGGTTTGTGGGTGTCCGTCCCTTCGGGCGGAAGAATGGTGACGAGCTGGTCGCGGGTGAGCTTTTGGGCTCCGATGTGCGCCATGAGACCTTCCATGAAACCTCCTTATGTGAGGCCGTAGGCTTTCGCCTTGCGGTATGCGGTGGTTTTGCCGATGCCCATGAGTCGAGCGGCGGCGCTCATATTGCCGGTGGTGTGGAGTGCGCGTAAGAGAGCGGCTTTTTCAAGTTCCGCTACGTTTACGGTTTCGGGTGGTATGACCGCGCGGCCCATTTCGTAAGCACGGTAAGCGAGCCGCTCGGGGTCGAGCGTTCCGCCGCGTGTCGCTCTTGCGAGCGAACGCAGTTTGCGGAAGTCCTCGTCGGGAACGGGATTCATGTGTCCTCCTATTCAGTTGTGAAGTTTGCGAAAAAGGGGGTTGCGGTTTGGTTGAACCGTGAGAGCGAATCTCATGAACCCCCTGCGCTGTTCCGGTAGTAATTTTGGCGGGTCGAAGCGCCGGGTCAAGTCGGAACAGCGCGGGACGTTCAACGCCCACGCCAGTAGCAATCCTGTAGGAGCAAGCCGCGCGGCTTATGTGGGATTCCCCGTCCGTGAGAGCTACTGGTGTGGAGGCTCAACTACTGGGTGGAGACGGCTGAAGGCGCTTTCGCGCTCGCGACTGCGCTGTTCACGTCCGAGATATGGAATGCGAAGGCTATGACTGAAAGAACAGTAACGACGATTCCAGAAACCTGCGCTGACATGAACGGAATGACTGCGTTACCGATGGCTATGACAATGGTCGCTACGAGCGTCCAATTGGTCTTTGTTAAATTCATTGAATTGATGAAGTGTTACGACCTTTATTCGACTTCTTGGGAAATGAGGCCGACGGCGGCTTCGATGTCGTTGATGATCTGCTGAATGATGGAGTTCTTCTCGGGCTGGGTGAGCGTGGGATGATTCACTACCGCTTGAACGGACGGTGGGGCTTTGTAGAACACGATGGCGTTCTTGATGAACGGGACGTAATTCTCTTCGAAATATCCAAAGCCGTTCTGTCCCCACTCGTTGCTCCATGAATTTGCGAAATAGATACTCGACGGGTCATACTTCCCGCCCGCGACGAAGAAATGAGCATCGATCACGGTTGCCGGAGGGCGAATCGGAAGGATGTCCGATGCGGACCATGAGACATTGCCGTCCGCCGCCGTCCACCATTCTGCTCCCACTTGGGCTTCGATGATGACAGCCTTGTATTTCGCAATTGCACTCTGAATGCCGTTCCATGAGAGATCCGTGAGGAATAACGGAATCCACCCGGCGCGGGTCGCCGCGTCCGTGATCGCCTGGTCGGTGGCGGTCGTGAAGGATGTGGTCGGCACCCCCTCGGCGTTCGTGCCATCGTCATGGAAGAAAGGGTCGAGGCAAGAGCCGCCCTTCTGCGCTGTCGTCCCGATGGCGGCTATCGTTGTGCCGTCTTCGTGTGGGACGCCGTCAACGGTCTTCTCGTATGCGTAGGTGAATGAACCGGAGAGCTTATCCTGCTGGTTCAACAAATAGGCGATGGCGAATGCCGCAGAGAACCCTCCGCACTCCGGGGATTGGCCCTGCATGAGAATTGGCTGGGTGAAAAATGCCGAGTCGTCGTAGGTCGTCGGTGCGGGGATAGGGGTTGCCGCTTGTGCGACCTGAAGTTCGTCGCCGGTTCTCTCATAGGGAATAGCTCCAAGCTTCTTAAAAGGGATGTGTTCCATTGCTTTCATTGTGATGGTTTTTTTGAGCCTGTCCAGATGGGGATAGCGCTAGCGCCGAATGGTAAAATAGACCGTCAGCGCGCCAAGAATAAGACCGGCAATGATGTAGAGAATGTTCCACACGGCTCGCTTGCCCACCCCTTCGCCGTCCTGCTTTTCGCGCCATTTGTTTATTTCGCTCACGGCCTCTTCAAGCTTCCCCGTGCGCCCGTTTGCGTAGGCTTGCTTGGCGTCAATGGCATCTAGCCGCCCGAACATCTTGCCCATAGCAAACATGATCTGGCCGTGCTCGGAGGTCGGACTGCCTGGCTGGGTGGGGAGTTTTGCTTCTTCGTCCATGGGTTTATGCGTAGATCAGAATCGAGGGCAGGTTGAATTGACCGGCGGTGCTGCTATTCGACACCGTAGCCGTAAATGACCCGCTGTTGGTTTTGAATTGCAGCCGGAAGATCGCGCTGGTGCCTTTGCACGCAAACTGAATGAGCCCTTGGGCGGTCTGCATTGTGGTGCTGCTCGTAGACCCGTTCGCGACAACGACGCCGCTGTTCGTCTCGACAAGTTGCCACGATGCGGTGCCCGGAGTGCCGGTGCCGTCGAAGTTGAGCGAGTAGGCGATGGTAAGAACCTGATTATTGATAACGGTCAGCGTGGCGACGAGGTTTGTGGCGTCCACATCGACGAACGCACCGTTCGAGGTGGTCGTATAGTTTCCCGCGCCGGTGCCTTGGAGCAGTGTCCTTTGACCTATTGAGGTCCACGCGGGATTTGCGCTGGCTCCTTGGGTCTTCAATACCTGCCCGGCGGACCCCGGCGCAAGGAGAACCCATGCGGAACCGTTGTAATAAAGAATGTCGCCCTGCGCTTCGCTGCCTGGATCGTTGATAAAGAGACCAGCCGCAACTTGGGAAAGGCTGCTGATGTAGGGAGGCGCAATGATCGGGCGAACGTCGTTGTAGATATATCCGTTCGTTGAATCGTCCGAATCCTTGACGCTCGTCTCACCAACTCGGTTGTAGATCTCGCAGAGGACTGCCTTGTTGGCCGGATAGGACGGGACGACCGGGGAAGATGCTTCCGTACCCTGGGTGATCGCAAGAGTGCCGGTATTGTCGATCGTAAGAATGTCGATGCGCGGATGGGAAATAGGCGCGGTAAATGTCGGGCTATTACCGCCGCCGAAGATGACGCGAGTGACGCCGATGTACACGACCCCCGGCTCGACATAGAGCGTCATGTTGGGCGAGCCCTGCTGGTGGGTGAGAAGCTGGCTTCCACCGTAGGCGTCGTCGCGGAGCAGATTATATTGACTGGCGGTTCCGGATTGTCCCGGGGAGACGGTATTGCTTCTCATGTTCTAGGTGAATTGGAAGTCCACCTCCACGGTGGTGTCTGTACCCGCCGACTTGGAGTACGGGCTTGAAAAGAGCGCGTGGTTGAACATATTGCCTGAGCCGATCGTGTTTGAACCGCCGATGAACGTGCCGAACTCCGTATAGGTCGTATTCGCTAGTACAGAGTCCGGAAAGAAGAACTGCGTGATGGCCGTATTGAATCCGCTATCAGCGCCGTAGGTTATGGGGATTCGGTTTGTCGGGGTCTGGAGGGCAGTGTCGGTCGATTGAGGGGTGGTGGAACCCGTGCCGATCTCGCCGTAAGCGACGCCGAGCGGGAACGAGAATGAGCCGTTGTACGCGGACAAGAGGTATTGGACGAGGATGTCGATGCCGTAGTTCAGCGAATCCACCACGAGGTTCCGTTGAACGACTCGTACTTCGCCTGCCGCGATGAGTGCCCGCGCCTCCGGGAATCTTCCCATCGGCTTTACGAGCTCGCATGATACGCGTCAATCGTGCCGGCGGGATGAGCGCGGACTATGACGGTCCCTCGGATGCCAGTTCGTTCTGTGAGTTCGTTCATCTCCTTTGTTCTAACGGTAGCAGTTTGACTGTTCTTTTCAATGTGAATAGCCCGCTAGTCCCACGTAAAGAAGCTCCACACGATCTCATTCCCACCGGTCGAGACCCCACAGATACGGTTCGGCTATGCGACGTGACGATGACGGTATCGGCAAGGGGAATAGCTTCGGCTACGGAAACGATGTCCTCAAGGACGGTTGAATCGTCCACCGTCGTTTGGTTCGCTTCCTGCTGCAGGATCGTCGTCATGAGGTCGGTGAACGTCACGTTATCCGAGCCGATGCACTCGACCTGGTATTGCAGCTTTCCGTCGATGCCAAGGGTGTCGTCTCCCGGTGTATAGCCCACCGCTTCCACGCGCTTGATGACGAGGCTCTTATTGATGCCGAACGCCGGAAGATTGACGGGAATGACCTGGCCGATGGCGCATCCGGGAACGAGCGTGTTGAACTTCACGTCGTAGACGGGGTGGCCGAATTGGAGGATCTGCGCCTGTGCGCGGGCCTGTGCTTCCGGAACGCTAAATATCTTGCTGTCAGCGATTGCGGCTTGCCGCTCGCCGTAGGTCGCGATGCTCGCGGAGTCCTGGGCGTGGGCGACGATCGGGACTTTCGCCCCGCCGAACACCTTTACCGTGTGGCCGGATGCCGGCGCGCCGCCCGTGAACTGGACCCACTTTTGCTGGTCGTTATAGAGCACCTGCACGGTGCCGGGATCGGTTGTGTTCGCTGTGCCCACCGTCTGGGCTGCGCCGTCCAACGTCACCTGAATAGGAGCTTCATACGGGTTGGTCGTCGTGCTGTTGAAATAGGGATATGAGCAGGTAAAGAACTGGCGCGTGCCGTCTGTCGGGAACACGTCCGGCGTCGTGGTGGCCGTGAATGTCTTGATGTAGGTTCCCCCGATCACGTACACGCTGTTCTGCATGTTCGTGATCTGAAGGTCAACGTCGAGGGAGTTCCATTCGATCTGCCCGCTCGTCGCGTCTACGCTGATCGGCGCGACACCTCCGTCCCCTATTGCCCCTCCGCCCGACCCGTCATCCACGTCGCCCAAAAAGAAGTGGAGATCTTTGTTCGGATCGATAAACCAATCCCACCCGATGAGCTTCGCCAGCGATTGGAGCGCCTTGCTCGGCTGCTGGTAATTGAACTTGACGGAGGGGATGAGGAAGTTTCCCGTCTGGACGTGGGTCGTGGTGAACCCCTTCCCGGCGCAGAAGGTGGTGATGATGTCCACGGCGATGTCGTGCGGGTCGAGCATCGTGTAGTTCTTCTTCACAAGGGTTCCGTCGAGCAAATAGCCCCAGTCGGTACAGGTCACCTGCCACGTGAGCATGAGGCCGCTGATGATGGGTTCGAGTTCGGTGACGGTGCCGCCAAAAATGATGCCGGTCGAGTCGTAGAGCTCGATTGTGTCGCCGATCTGCGGTATCGTCTTTGCCGGATAGGTCTGCCCGACGCCCTGGCGCACGTTGAACGTGAGCGTGCCGGTCTCCTTTGTGAGCACCGAGATCATGTCGATGGATTTCCAATCCACCGATTTCGTTATGTCCGTGCTGTTGTCAAAAATGCGGACGTTCGAAGCCATGGTTAGCTTGCGTAATTCTTTACTCTTATTTGCTGAATGATGCTCTTCGCCAGCATGTCGCCGATCTGTTTGATGGCGCTCTGGTCTGCGGGAAATATGCCGCCGTTGATGTTTACGACGATCTGTTGCTGGTTTCCGCCTGCGGTGCCTGCGCCCATCCGCGAAAGCGGAATGACGGCCTCGGGGCCGGATTCGCCGATGATGGCGAGCGTCGGCTGTGACACGAATCCTCCCTCGGCAAGCATCGGGATGTCGGGGATGCTAAAACCGAGGTTGATCGATGGGGTGGCAAGTTTCGTCCCGGGGATGGCGATGGACGGAATTGAAATGTGGATCGCGTCAAGCGCGTTGATGAACGCATTGATGGCGGATATGACGTAATCGACTCCAGTTTTTACCGTGTTTTGAATCACGTTCCAAATGGTGCCGATAAAGTTGCTGATGTCTGTCCAGACGGTCTCCGTGTCGTTTCTGATCGTGTTCCAGTTGAAATAAACGGCGGCGGCGAGCGCAACGATAGCGATGACAACGAGGCCGATGGGAGACGTGAGCGCGGCGATGACCACGCCGATCGCTTCAACGACGGGAGTGACGGTAATAATGGCAACGCCGACGAGCCCAACGAGAAGTAGCAAGCCGGCGAGCGCTACGGACCCGAGGACGATGGCATCCGTGAGCTTTCGGATGCGCTGCGGCCCACGCACTGACATCCTGGATGATCGGCTCCAGGTCCGTCGCTATCGTATCGAGGAGCGGCAGGAGATCCTTTCCAATCACTGTCCCCAATGCGGTCAATTGATTGGTCAACTGCGTGAGCGCCGCGCCGGGCGCCCCTGCGGCTGAAGTAGCTACCCCGCCGATGGAGGTATTCAGGGCTTCTAGGATTACGGCGTCGGCTCCCGCGGTGTCGCCCACCTTTGCAAGGTTCTGAATCATTGTCACCGTCGCAGCGGGGAAGTCCACGTTGCCCTGGCGGATCAGCTGGTTGATTCCGGCCACGGGGTCGGACAGCGCATTCGTCAAGATCTTCGTAGCGGAGGGAAGGTCCGTGCCCATCTTCGTTGCAAGGTCCGCGGCGAGGCCGGTCACCTGCTGGAATGACCCCTGAAGGTCTTTGTGGGTCAATATCAATTCTTCGGATTGAAGAACTTCTTGTTGGGTGAAGAGCGTGGTTGCCTGGACCTGCCGCGCGTATGCCTGTATCTCTGAAAGCGGAATTGAGGAGCCAGTGTCCTTCAGGGTTTTCGCGATTACGGCGGAAGTCTTGTCCCATTCCACGGCGGACGATACTGCGTCGCCTATGGCATTCTTGATACCAAGGAACGCTATCCCAGCGACAGCGGCAAGTCCGGCGTATGCGCCCGCTGAGGCGGTGCCCGCTTCTGCGCTTGATGCTTCGATGGCAGCGTTCGCTTCGGCGATGGTAGCGGCCGCTTCTTCCGCAGACACTCCCTCCTCGGCCATGAGGTTGATGATCTCCTCCGAGGATTGCTGCACCATCTCGGCGGCCAGGGCGAAGGACTGGTCCTGAGTGAGTAGGGCATTCTCGATCTCGCCGGTAGTCGTGTTGATCTGGAGACCGAACTCGGCGAAGCTTTCGGAAGCAGCATCCGTGGCAGTAGTGACCTCTTCGGCCATTCCACTGACGGACTCGCTAATTCCGGCCATCGTTTCCGATGCTTCATCGACTGCCGTTATGAGGATTTGAAGCTCGGATTCTCCCATTGCGCGCTAAGAGTGAAGGTATTTTTCTGCTGCTGAGACGATCTTTCTTTGCTGCCGTGAGCGATGTATCGCTCCGATAATGATGAATGCAAACAGTGCAAGCGGACCGCCGCCGAATATGAGTAGGATTAACAATGTTTCCATGTAATTGATATGTCGGGTTTCGACCTTTGAACCCTATAACTCTGCGTCCAAAGGTCGTTTGCGTCAAGTTTGCTTGCTCCTCCGATTGGCCTGCTCGGCCTCGTTCTGGATCATGGTGAGAAGCGAGGTGATGAACCATTGCGGTTGCTCACGGTACTCCTGCCATGTCCATTTCTCGCGGTCGCAGAGTAAGACCGCTTTCATCCGGGGTGGAAGGTGAGCTCGTCCGAGGGCGAAGAACTCGTGCCAGATTAGATCGACTGAGTCTTCGCCTTCGTAAAATCCCCTTCAACGAGCTTTGCTACTTCCCGGCCCAAGAAGATGTAATCCGGAAGGGAGAGCGCCCGCAATGCCGTCGGGATGTCGGTCGTGACGCCGCCTACGGAAACGACGGCTGCGTCCATGATTCGTTTACTGAGCTGCACCTTTGAGAGCTCTACGCCATTCGGCGTGTCATTCGCGTCAAGGAAGTCTCCTGCGGAGAGGGATGCCTTGAGTTCGATGGCAACACCGCTGGGGGTAGTGATGGTTTTTGTGGATGAATCCATGTGGTGAGGATTTAGTTGATTTAGTAGCTTGCTACGGTGTTCGTGACGACGATCTTTCCCATCGCGGAGTCAGCGATCTTGTACGTCGCCTTGAACTTGATCGTTTGGTAAACGAGGTCTTTGATCTTGATGGGACGTGAGTAGTCCGTAAAGTAGACCTGGTTGAGGGTGATCGCTACTTCGGGATTCGCCGCGCTGCCGATCGTCACGTCCGTGTTCTTGAGGTCGATGAGCATCGCCTGGGGAACATTCGGGGTTGCGAGCGCGACATTCTTGAAGTCGGTGAGGTTCTGGTAGATCGCCTCAAGCGTTCCATCGATCTTGAACTCCTTGTTCAAGAAGTCGATCGGTGCGACGCTGCCCAACACCTCATCGTCCTCGATGCTCTCGTCGATCGTGAGCTTGATGGACTTCAACGGGATCGCCGTTGCGCCGGAAAGCCCGGCTATTGCCGTCGCGTACTTGAACGTCATGTACTGCGGCAAGAAGCGATTCTCCGAGAGGATGGACGGGGTGAAAGCTGATTGCGAGACACCTTTCAGTGCTTTGACTGAGAGCGAGAGCGCGGCGAACTTGCCGAGTTCCGCATCGAAGTCGGTCTTGTGGATGACCCCGAGCGCGTGCGAATAGTCCGTACCCGAGAGCGGATCATGAATGAAGAGCGTGAGCGATTGGTGTTGCGCCGATTGGCCCACCGTGATCGTGTGGTCGTAGACGACGCTTTCTCCCGCGTGGGTGGCGTTTGCAACTGCACCAAACTGTGAGTAGAGCAGGAGGGGCAAGCTCTGGTCCGTGAGGGGGACTTTGAGTGTGCCTTCCGCCCAGTTCTTTACGCGGAACTGGCCTACCGAATCCTCAATGATGCCGTATGCCTCATCCTGGGTGACGTTCGTGAACTTCTCTTCGATCGATGCGTCGCTGAACGAGAGCCAATACGTAGCCGAACCGATGGCCGTGCCGCGTGACGATTCTTTTGCGATACCGATACTGAATAGTCTGCCGATTCCTTTTGCTGCCATTACTGTGTGTCTTTAGTGGTTTCCTTTTCTGCTTCTGCAACTTCGACCTTTTCAGGTTCCGGTGTCACCGGGATTCTCTGTGTCTTCCAGATCGCGAGCGCTTCTTCATACGTCGATGCGATAACGGCGAGAGGTTTGTAGAGAGGAACTCCGGGGAAGTGGTACTCGTTCTTGATACCGCTCACGGCCTTGAGGGTGACTTGGCCCGCGTCATCGGCGGACGGGTCCATCATCTTATTCTTTTGTGGTTCGGCAATCATGTGGTGGGTTGGGTTGTTATGAGTTCAGCATAGCAATTGGTCAAGCGGTGTCCATGTGCATACCTATTGCTGCTTTACGGCGGCAGGGACGAGCTGCTTTGCCTTGAATGTCACGTAGAACGTCGCGTAGGAGATATTGTTCCCGCTTATGATGCCGGGCGGCTCCTGCACCGCCGGCATGATCGCGCCGATGGCCGTTCCCCCCAGGGTGCAATCCAGGTCAAAGACGTTCAGCACGGCATCCATAAGATCCTCAAGATACCCGTCGCCACCCGCGCTCACATGTTCCGGGAGGTCGGCAATGAGGATATACCAGGTATATTCGCGCAAGTTGGTGTCAACGTCTTCATACGCCGATGTCGAGACCATCGGCGGTAACACGATCGCTACCGGCGTTTGTGTCCCCGGGATGTTCTGGTCGAGTGGATTGATCTTCGAATAGTCGTTTGACATGACTAAGCCAAGCGTCCCTGCAGTCACGAGTGACTGAAGATCCGCAATGATGGCCTTTTTCATCTTGCTTGCGTAACTCATGCTGCTTGGGTGGATATTTGGGCGTTGATCTTGTCGAGCGCTTGGACAAAGAGCTCGGTAATATCCGGTTGCGCGGCGAGCATGATGCGTTCGAGGAATGGATTCGCCTTCGTGCCGGGGTGATGAACTTCGGGTCCAAAGAATTGGCCTGTCTTTGTGTTGGCGAGCACCTTCGCATTGACCGCTTTGATGACGTGCGGCGCGGTGCCGAACTCAACGTAAGAGGCGTATGCGGCCTTCGGATACCAGCTCGCGCGGAGATTGCCGATTGCGAAACCCCAGTTCTGCATGAGGTATCCGGTCAGCACGGGTACGGTGGCGGGCGTCGTGTACTTGGCAAGGATCGCCTGGGCGGCAACGATGGCGCTCTGAAGAACGGGTGTCGATACAGATGGGTACGAAGCCATCGCCTTTTGGAGGGCCGGCAGATTTGGGATGTCTACGCGGAAGGTGGACATCGAATTAGAAAATGGTGCCGACGCGCGTGTACGACTGGATCACGGTTTTATCGTCCTGGTCGAGGTCGTTGCGCCATGCGTTCGTTGCGCCCTGGATGTTCTCGGATGCCTTGCCCGCAAGCAGTTGGCGCTTGTAGAGCCTGACCACGATGTTTTCGCAGGTGCCCGTGAGATCGGCAGGCAATTGGTGCGTCGAGCCATTGCCCGCGTTCTGCCAGTCCACGGCATACCCGGCGATGTAGGTCGCGCGAAGCATGTTGGAATAGAGCCGCGGCATGACGCCGTAGACGCGGATGATCCCGGATGCTCCTTGCTGCTCGATCTCGAACTGGTCCGGGATGAAGGCGGTCCATACGGGGTTGCTCGGGGTCCCTGCGCGCCATTGGAAGCTCAAAAGGCCGCTCGCCTCTAGGTAGACGCCGGTCTGGGTCGTTCCCGCGACCTGGCTCAAGGTGATCGTGGTCGTGCCTACCGCCGTAATCGTGGTGCCGCTCGAAATGCCAACGCCGACGATGGGCATTCCCACCACAAGTCCTGCGACCGTCGAACAGTTCTCTACGGTCGTGGAATTGTTCGTAAGGTTGCCAGTCAGAAACGCATAGGTTACAGGCGCATTGCGGAGAACGAGGCGTTCTTGCCGTTTGCCATTTACGCTGTAGACCTCGTTCGTGTATTTCTTCTGCACGAAGTGGCCGTCATTCGGGCTTCGCTCAAGCCCCGACTTTCCGCACGCCCGCTCGATGCTGTCCGTAACGCCATTGATGTAGCGGGTGAGCAAAGGGTCAAACGACGTGTCGGTGATCCCCAGGCGGTCTTTCACGCGGAGGAGCGTCGTCAATGCGTATGGATAGACTTGTTCTTTCTTGTCTGGCATGGAATGGCGAGGAATCATCCTCGTGTCGTGGCACTTACCTCACCGGGAAGTGCCACGGGAACGAAGATCCCAAATACTAGGTACTTGAGGTCACCGTGGTGACGGGGAGTTGCTGAGCATCTCCACCGAACACCAATTCGGCATAAGCGAGAACCGCTGGTGACGTGCCACCGGTGAATGCCGGAGTGGCGACGAGGCGAAGGTATCTCTTCCGATTAAGACCGAGGCCTTCGATGCGTGCCGCACCGGGCGCTGCAGCGGTCTGGAGGGCGCTCAGCGTAAAGCCGATCACCGTACCAGTGTTGTCAAGCGCATCAGCCCAGTTCGTGCTGCCATCAGCACTTTCCTGCAGCTTTACCACAACGGATGCCGCTGTCGGTGAGCCGGAAGCCTGTGCCCCGTAGGCGTGGATCTTCGCGTTGTCATACCCGAGGGTATCGACGGTGGAACCAGTAGCCGGCGTGGAACCGCTCAAGCTCTGAGGAGCGACGCTCGTTGCGTTGCGAATGTTATCGTATGCGTTTATATGCATTTGATAATTCTGTGTTTGGCCCCTGCCTTCCCTCGACTTTAATCGGAAGGGACGAACCATATTGTTGGTGTCAACAAATTGGTTCGACGGGCTGTTTGTATTGGTCCTCGGCCAGTCCGGCCAATGCTCTAGGACAAGGGCAAGGGCCGGAAATGGCATGAACATTCAACAGCTTTCACCAAACTCCGTTATTTAGGAGTGGGTGTAAGCAACTACGAATGCCTGAGGGAGTACGACCACGAATGCGTGGCGGTGCTTGTAGACGATGCCGCGCTGATCGGAAAGAGCTACCTCTTTGCCGCCAAAGCTGCCGGACTCGAACTGGGCCACTCTCATATCGCCCTTATCGCCGAACGCGCACGCTTTCATGTTCCCGAAGATCAGGAACGGCGTGTTTGCCTGCGATGCGACCGATGTGGAAGGAAGCCAGCGGTTCGTGTAGACCGGGAAGCCAAGGATTGATCCTGCTGGCTTGATAGGTCCGCCAGTCGGATCGATGTCGAGCGTTGCCGGGGACGCGAGTCCGCCGAAGAGCAAGAACGGCAACCCTGTGGTGTCGTCCGATTGCACGCGGAGCGATGCCCAGACGGTGCGGTGCATATAGAATGCAGCGCCATCCAAGATCGACTCTTCGAGCATTCCGATCATCGCGGACGAATCGTTGATGACCGAGAACTTCGCGTACGTCGTGTTGCCAGATGCCAACGTGTACGTCTGGATATTCGGCGTGTTCAAGATGCCAACGAAAGGTCCCGGGGCCGTTGTGACGGTGCCACCGATGAAACCCTGCTGGTCAACCATGTTGGCGAGTGCTTCGCCAGCCATTGCCAAAAGCCAGTCAGCGAGTTGCACTGAGGCATCGGCCAAAAGGTCGTTGCCAACGGTGAACGCAAGCTGCCACTTTCTCGCAATGAGAACTGCCTGTCCAAAGGTCAAGCCGGTAACGGTGCCCGGAAGGTCAACGCCGACGTAGGAGCCGGTAAGGAATGAGCCGGTGTAGTTGGGGATTCCCAATTCATCGGTCTTCATCGGCCATTGCTGGCACTGCTTCATGATCGTTCCGACCGAAGCGGCGATACGCAAGATTGCGCTCGCTACCTCAGCCTCGACCAAATAGCCTCCACGGTTGTCCTGCTCGCCGATGAGTGCTTCGTTGGCTTTCACCTTCAAAGCACCTTCGCGGTCGCCACGGAAGACGGACTGAACCTGTTTAGCAAAAGCCTTCTTCTGCTCGTCGCCCAAGCCGGAAACATCACGGCCACGGACGAAGCGTTCGATCTGCATCCGCTCGACTTCTTTGCGAGCGTTCTTGACGGAAATTTCCTCCATCGTAGGAAGGAGGGTTTTTTCCATGAAGTCATTGAAGCCTGTCTTGACGGTCTCATCGACCGCCTTGAGCAAGGCCTCGTTTTTTGGATCCATTTTCTAAAGTTGTAAGTTGTGGTCTATCGGCGATCAGGGTACCGTTCCCGCAAAGCTTTTTTCATCTCGGCGAGTCCTTCTCCGGCGCTCTGATAGACCGCCTTCAGTACCTTACGTGTGAGCATGAACGATTCGAACTCTGAGAGAGCCTCTTCGCCCTTGATCTCCGTAGCTACTGGAGGACTCGACCTTTGTTTCGGGGCAGTCGTCTTTTCAGACTTCTGTTCCTCCCCCTTGTCTTCCTGTGGGGAACCCGTAAGTTCCTTGAGGCTGGCAATTGCGATGTTGGTGGATTCCTCGCGCTCGGTCTGAGCTTCAAGGGTCGTGATAACCGCGCCGATCTTCTCTTTGATCGTGACGGGTAGAACCGTGTTGGATTTGCCGATGAAGGCGGAAACAAATCCCTTTTCCTTGTTGCCCTTCATCAAGGCAACGGCCTCATCAAGCAGCTTTTCGAAGTCGTCTACTCCGACGCTGTCCTCCATATACGCACTCGTGAAAGCATAGAAAATGTCATAGACCTCGTTCAGCTTCTGGTACTTCGCCTTCTGCACGTCGTCTTCGGCAAGCTCGTCGGCCACTTCGCCCTTGTTCTTCAGGGATTTCTCTTCATCCGTCTCGCCTTCGCCCATCTCAGCCTTCACGAGATCGCGCTGGGCGTTATCGTGTCGTCCGAGCTCGGCTGCGGACTTCGTGGTAAAGTCATCGATCGCCTTTTGGCGGTCTGAGTCATCGCCGTCTGCCCATGCGTCCTTGAACTCGGCAATGGCCTTATCGAAGCATTTGACATGCTCCATGTGTTCCCCCTTCATGGCAGACTTAAACTCGTCAATGGACTTCTTCTGGTCCTCAAGTTCGTAGTTGTCATCGATGGCCTTCATGGTCTTATCGAGATGCTCGGCGTGTTCTCCGTCGATGGACTTCTCGAACTCATCGATCTCTTTGGCGGTGTCGTTCGGCGTGTTACCGTCCTTATCGAAGCTCTTTTCGGAAAAGTCCTCAATGCTCTTGCCGATGGCTTCTCCGTGCCGGGTAGTTTCTATCTTGAGTGCTTTGGTGAGTTTGTCGTTCATGGTGTCGTTTGCGTCGTTGCCGTCGTCCTGCGCCTTGCTCTCGGTCGGTACGCATATGAGCGTTCCGGGATTCTCGGGGTCATCGGCGAGGGTGCCGGGCGTGCCGTCCTCAAGCTCGCATGGATCACCGATCTGCTGCTCCTTTGTCTTCTTCTCTTCATAGAAAAAGCCTTTGGTCACGAGGTCGCGGGTCGAGACGCCGAGAGCGCTTACCTGGCGCATGGAAAGAGCGTACCGTCCGGCTGGGACAGGGCAGAAGCTCACTTCAAGGAGTTCGCGGGTGCCGTCGTCGTTCTGGATGTAGCCGGGGGAGACGGCGCGGAGGATCTTCTGCTGGTAGAGGGCACACGCCATGTCTGCATCGGGGTTGATGCCAGCCGGCGCGAACTTGCCTGTTGCAACGGCCTTGTCGCCGTCGATCTTGATGTCGGTGATGATGCCGATGGGAAAGCTTGAATAGTTGTGCGCGAAGAGCACAACCGGATTCATATCGAAGTATTTGAAGTCCCATGTAGCCTGGTCGAGGGAGTCGCCCTGGCGATCTTCGTCGGAGGTGCTCATCACCACTTCAAAGCTCCGGTCGTCGCCGGATGCCTTTACGGCTGTTACGAAATCTGAAATCGCCTGGTCCTGAAGCTTCGCCTTCAATTCCTTTGCGAGGTCAGCCGAGAATAGTTTTAGCGCTTCTTCATTCATTCCTCGTGGGTTAGTAGGGAAGTTGATCGAAGGTGATACGAAGGACGGTGGATGTCGGAACCGAAAGCGCGGCGCTCGTAATGTTCGAGTACGCTACGGTTGCCGTGCCCGTTGCTCCGTTCGTGGAGGAGAGAACGCAGCCAGATACGAATACGGTCGTCGTCGCCGTGCTGCCGCTGCAGATCGCGCCTATTGAGAGGCCGGCGGTCTCGGGAAGAGAGAGCGAAGTTGTCGCGGACGAGGTCGTCGCTCCGAACGCACCGAGGGTCGCCGCCGCTGATGGGGTGCCGGATGCGGTGATGTATTCGGTGAGCCCGTGGTACTGGTCCGGAGCGCCGATACTGAGGCCGTTCTCGTCATTGGTCGAAAGCGAACCTATGGGGTACACGTAGCCGGTGCCGGTGAGTCCTCCCGATGGGCTACCCGTGACGAGGGTGCTTGGCAGAACGCCGCCCGCGAAATCTCCGCCCAGGATCGGCTGGGTTGTTTTCGCACCAATGAATCCGAGAACGATGCCTGCGACCAATGCGATCCCCACCGCGAACACTGCTTTGATCTGATTACTCATGAGTTGTTTAGTGATTTATACGGGTATCGACGTTTTGTTTATTACCTTCAGTCTAGCGAGAAGCCTGAGTTTTGCTATGTGCATAAGTTTTCGGGTGCGTGTTCCATTTCTTTCGCGCTCGCGCCTGCTTGCACATGACGCAGGTTGGATGAGGCACGCCGGGCTTACGGAGTAGCGTGGTGCCGCATCCTCCCGAGCATGGCACGCTCACATAGTTCGTTGACTTGATGTTTCGTGGCATCAGTTATTGGAAACCGGCAATGCCGGATTGACGACTATTTGTATGCCGGACCATGTGAGCACTTCGCTCGAACTCCACGTTGCGGTGATCGCCGCGACGAATGTCCCTGGGTTCGGGAAGTCTCCGGCCGCCGGTGTGAAGTGGCAGGTTCCCGCCGTCGGGCTGTCGATCGTCATCGTGCCCGTAAGCGTGAGAAGCGTCTCGTCGGGGTCCTGCGCGGACTGGACCTTGAGCGCCATAGCGTTGCGCCTGCTAGGTCCACGGCATTGCCGTTCCCATCCTCAAGCGTGAAAGGGATCTGGTAGCCATAATCATTCTGGGTGATTTCTATCGGTTGGATCATAGTTCGAGACTGGTGTTATTCGTTTGAGGGTTCGTGAGTGTGCTGTTCCGGAAGCGGAGCATGAGCGCCTGTGGGATGCCGTAGGTGCTCCGTAAAGTCCGCGTGGGGAAGCGGAGCATGAGTGCTTGCGGGATGCCGTAGGTATTTTGCAACACACGCATAACGAGCCTGACGACCGGACCAAAGATTCCGGTCTGCCGGGATGTCGCATAGCTATTCGTTCCGTATCCAGAGAAGCCGTACATGTTATCGGTATTTCATGCTGGTTTGCTGCAATTGGTACAGTAGCTTTTTCTCGATCCCCACTGGTACAGTTTCGCGCCGCAACACTTGGAGCGATACCCAGCCCAGACGAGATACTTTTGCCAGAGGTTTTTCATGTCAGTTTCCGTTGACTACGACCGATCTTCGACGCGCTGTTGCTGGGGTGGAAGAACCTGTAGCGGCGGCTTTGAAAGCGCCTATAGTGAGCATCCAATCCGATGCCGTGCCATCCGTCCATGTGCTCGTCTGGGCGGTTTGCGTGGATGAGACTATGTGATCTCCCTCCCCGAGTGACTTGGTATTTGTAACTGAGCGCATAGTAAACGGACTCGCGACGCTCGTCATATTTCCGGCTTCCGCATTAGCGAAACTCACAATGACATCGTTTGCGTTCGTCGTAGTGAAGGGGGCTGAGGATGTCGTCGCGGTCGTTGGAGTGGCGAATCCTCGGCTCGACGTAGCGTCTACTGGGCTCGTCGTTGCTGTGCCAGAATAGGAAGCTCCAAACGCACTCCTGAAGCTGACAGAGGATGCGAAGTTACAAGTCACTACATCTGCCGCATTCGTACCACTTGAGATCGCCCAATAGGACGCCGTATTTCCTGTTGCGGTGTTCGATGCGTTTGCATAAAGCGCGTAGGTATTGTGAATGGTATCGGTGATGCTCGTGGGAGGCACGAAGGTAGTCCCGTGCTCGCAAGAAAAAACGGCGAGATTTCCTGCGGCCAGGTTGATGGTCGATGTGATTGTGGTCGCCGCTCCGCTTGCTGACACGTTCGTCGAAGTAGATACGAATGCGATAGCGGCGTATGCCGTCGAAGAAACTATGGTGCTCAGAGCCAGCGCGATTACGAGTGGAACGATGAGAAGATATTTTTTCATCAGTTGGTTTGGTAATAGATCGTGAATGATGTCCAGGACGGAACGCCCGTGGTCGCCGTGGTGGAGGCGATGATCGGTACTCCTGCCGCGACCGTGGAAGTGGTGATCGAGTTCGTCGTTGTTCCTTTCTGGCCGCACGCGATGGAAGCTACAAGATCAGTGGACTTGGTTGTCGTCGCAAGAGCAGTCGCTTGATAGAGGTCTACAGTCGTCGTTGCGGCGGCGTACTCGTTGCAGAGGACGTTCGCTACTGTGATGGACTTGTTCGGAATCCATTCCGTGAAGTTATAAGGCTGGGTTGTCGTCGCGTCGTAGAGATTCATGGTGACGGACGATGAGGCAAACTGCGACGAGAGCGCCGGTGCGCCGTCCGATCGCATATAGGTGGAAGCCGAGCCGTTTACGGCGGATGTGCCGACGGACGCAGTGGGATTCGCGGCTGTAGCCGTAGAAAAGGCAGCGCACGTTGTCGTCCCAACTGCACCAGTACTCTGCGTTGATACCACTGC